TTTATCAAGATTGATTCGGAAACCATCGGGTATACCAACGTCAGTGGCAATAGCCTTATCAACTGCCTGCGTGGGCAGAACAGTACTACAGCAGCGGCACACACGGCTGCAACGGCTATCTACGTCCAGAACTTGCCTTGTATCAACGTCTGGCCTACCCCTGATGCTGGTGGTGACTACACCTTTGTGTACTGGCGGCTACGTCGGCTGCAGGACGCTGGGAATGGCGTGAACGTCGAAGACATCCCCTTTCGGTTTATTCCCTGCATGGTTGCGGGCTTGGCGTTCTACATCGCGGCTAAGCGACCTGATGCTGACCCTATGCGGGTAAGTTTCTTGAAAGATGAGTACGAGCAGCAGTGGCTACTAGCCGCCCAAGAAGACCGAGAGAAAGCCTCGGACCGGTTTGTTCCAAGAGTGCTCTTCTATTGAGGTGAAGCGTGGCTACTAAATACGCTTCTGGCAAGTACTCGATTGCAGAATGCGACCGATGCGGGCAACGATACAAACTTAGTGAGCTCAAGAAAGAGGTCATTAAGACAAAGCTTTTCCAGATTAAAGTCTGTCCTACTTGCTGGGACCCGGACCAACCTCAGCTATCATTAGGTTTGTACCCGGTCAATGACCCGCAAGCAGTGCGTGAGCCCCGTCCTGATGTGTCTTATGTGATGTCAGGAACGGATATAAATGGCTATCCTGCTGGAGGGTCTAGAGACATTCAGTGGGGTTGGGCTCCAATTGGTGGGGCCAGCAGTTTTGATACGGTTTTAACACCCAACTACTTGGTCGGAACCACGAGTGTTGGCACAGTTACAGTAACGGTTTCATAGGAGTTTATGATGGACAAGAAGACAGTCAAACGTATCGCTGATACTGAGGCCAGCAAAATGGTCAAGGGCCATGAGTCGCGCATGCATGCTAAAAAGATGAAGGCCGGTGGCCCTACGTCTGAAGACCGAATGCGTGATGGTCGTAACATGTCCCGAGCTAAAAATCAAGGGAGCAAGTAATGGCATACAGCATGAAAAAAGGTGGTAAGGAAGTTGGCCCCGCCAGCGTCTACGCGCCTCCCCACACGATGGATGGCAAGGCTATGAAGGGTTCTCCAAGCGGCCCTAACCAGAGCAAGCTTGATACGCTTGATGTTGCCATTGGCCCGTATAGCAAGTCTGCTGGTGATGAGCAAGTCAAAACAACTGGTATCCAAACTCGTGGTAATGGTTGCGCTACCAAAGGTACGATGGCAAGGGGCCCGATGGCATGAACTATTCTGAGCTTTCGGCGGCGATACAGACTTACACGGAAAACAACTTTCCGACGATTACCCTTGCGGATTCGTCTACGGTCTCGTCTACGACTCAGATTAACCGGTTCATTCAGCAGGCAGAGCAGCGCATCTACAACTCGGTGCAGTTTCCCTTTTTGCGTAAGAACGTGACGGGAACAATTACAGCGAACAACAAGTACCTATCCTGCCCCGATGACTACCTGTCTTCGTACTCCTTGGCTATCTTCTCCGGTGCAGGCCCGTACACATTTCTACTCAACAAGGATGTGAACTTCATACGCGAGGCGTACCCCACGCCGACTGACACCGGAACACCAAAGTACTACGCGCTGTTCGGCCCGACAGTCGCTAGTTCTATTATCAGCAACGAGTTGTCGTTCATTCTTGGCCCGACACCCGACGCAACCTACTCCGCAGAACTGCATTACTACTATTACCCCGAGTCCATCACCACTGCGCTTACAACTTGGCTGGGCGACAACTTTGACACTGTGCTGCTGTACGGTTCACTTATAGAGGCGTACACCTTTATGAAGGGTGAGCCCGACATGGTTGCGCTGTACGACGGTAAGTACAAGGAAGCCCTTGCACTGGCTAAACGTCTGGGCGATGGTCTAGAGCGTCAGGATGCGTACCGCAGCGGTCAATATAGGCAGGCGGTGACATGAGCATTGTCCAGACGCAGACCACCAGCTTCAAGAAGGAGTTGTACGAGGCCGTCCACAATCTGTCTACGAACACTCTCAAGATTGCGCTCTACACGGGCAATGCCAGCTTGAACGAAGACACCACGGCCTATTCAGCGTCCAACGAGGTTGTAGCGTCTGGCTATACAGCCGGGGGCAATACGCTGACTGGGGTGACCATCAGTTCCTCGGACTACACGGCCTATGTAAATTTTGCAAATACGTCTTGGACTGCGGCAATCACAGCCCGGTGCGCTTTGATTTACAACGTGACGCAAGGCAACAAATCCATTGCAGTGATTGACTTCGGGGCAGACAAAACCTCGACCACGACCTTTACAATCACCATGCCTGCCAACACCTCCACCACCGCACTTATCAGGAGTTCAAATTGATTGTTACTACGACCAAAGGCGACATGGACGAATCTTTGCTTGAAAAGCGAGAGGGTACAGTCGATAATGACAATGAACTCACAACATGGGTTGAGTACTGGTTAGAGGGTGAACTTGTCCACCGTTCTGCCCATGTGACTCTGAAAAAAACAGCCGTCTTTGGTGGCGGTGAAACAGCTTCTTTTGCTTAAAGGATAAATCATGGCAAATACTCAATCAATGTGTACCTCGTTTATGGGCGAGTTGCTGACAGCAACGCACAACTTTGGCACTGCGCCAACCCGTGGCACATCCGCAGCCGACACCTTTAGGGGCGCTTTGTACTTGGCTTCCGCCACCATCAATGCCTCAACCACTGCGTACACAGTAACAGGCGAAGTAACCGGCGCAGGCTATTCTGCTGGGGGCATAGTTGTAACAAACGCAACGCCACCAACGGCAACCAACGCATCAGCGACTGCCGGGGTGGCCTTCTTTACGCCCTCTGCCAGTTTGACTTACACCTCAGTTACTTTGGCAACGGCGTTTGATGCTGTATTGATTTACAACGCATCACAAAGCAACAAGGCAGTGAGTGTCCACACATTTGGTTCACAGACCATTACGGCGGGTACTTTTACTTTGACAATGCCTGTGAACAACACAGCCACAGCACTGTTGCGTCTGGCTACAACCTAAGCGGAGGCGGCGCAGGCCGTAGACCATGTTTGGTATATCCGCATACGCCCAGTCGCCCTATGCCGCTCTTGGCGAGAATGTAGTTGTTGTCGCCCTGACGGGCGTGGCTGCGTCTGGGGATGTTGGGTCTGTAACAAAGGTAAGCACGGTCGCCCTGACAGGGGTCGTAGCCGCTGGTGATGTAGGTACGGTTGTTGCCGCAGGGTCACAGGCCATAACAGGTGATGAGGCGGTAGGTAGCGTTGGGTCGGTTGTACAAAGTATTTCCGTTGTTCTGACTGGGGTTCAGGCTCTTGCAGACATTGGCGATGTAGACGAAACCAACTTTCCGTTAATAGCTGGAGTTCACGCCAGTGGTGAAGTTGGTACACCTACAGCGGTTCTAACGCTTGCTCTATCTGGGGTATCAGCCTCTGGAGCGGTTGGCACAGTCACCAATGGCGGTATAGAGGTTGCACTGGCAGGGGTAGAGGCTTCTGGCTTTGCCGGAACAATGCTCTACAACGAGTTGGCTGAAATAACCGGCGATGTGGCGATAGGCGCGGTTGGCACGGTAGGGCCGGTAGTTTCGGTTGCTTTGACGAGTGTCACAGCTTCCGGTGCGGTTAGTGCGGTAGATTTTGTGCAGGTTGCGTTCTTAGCTGGGGACGAAGCGGCGGGTCTTGTTGGTACGGTTGGCCCTGTAATAACTGTGGCGTTGTCTGGGGTTCAAGCCGCAGGCTCGGTTGGAAATGTAATTGCCGTATATTGGAAGTTGATAGATGACAGCCAAACAGCAAACTGGCAAAATATCAATGATGCGCAGACGGCAGCATGGGCAGCAATAGCTACCGCACAAACATCAAGCTGGACTTTGGTTGAAACGGCTTAAGGATACACATGGCTTTTGTACTTGCAGACCGGGTAAAAGAAACTACCACTACGACGGGTACGGGGACTATTACGCTCCTCGGAGCCTCCACTGGCTTTCAGTCCTTTGCTATTGTTGGCAACGGTAATACAACGTATTACACAATTGCAGGCCAGACTGGTTCTGAGTGGGAGGTTGGGATTGGTACGTACTCAACATCCGGTACAACCCTTGCCCGTACCACGGTAATATCAAACAGTTCAGCTACACAGCCTTCAGCTTTAAGTTTTTCCGCTGGCACAAAGGATGTATTTGTCACTTACCCTGCTGAGTTCACAGCTAACGCTATTGGTGGTGGTATTGGCACAGTTCTTCTTAATGCAGATACAGCCACTGTTAATGGAACAATTGCCACAGGGCAAAACGGTTTGAGTGTGGGGCCAGTCACCCTAGCGTCAGGTGTAGCCATCACAATCTCCGGCGGTCAACGCTGGTTGGTCTTATAAGGACAGAACATGGCATCAACTATCTCAGCAGGCACAACCAGCGCAACGGCGCTAGTGCATACAGCCGACACATCTGGCGCGTTGGAATTGAAGACCAACAATGGAACCACAGCGGTCACTATCGACACAAGCCAGAACGTGGGGATTGGCGGCGGCACACCCGCAAGTAACCCAAAACTCAGTATGTACGGCGGCATACGTTTCCTGTCAACGGAAGCTGCTTCTGCTACTTATACCGGCATTGGAAGCATTGTTAGCGACACAATGAGCATCAGTACTGCGGGTAGTGAGCGGATGCGTGTTACTGCCGGTGGCGATGTGGGGATTAACACTACTTCGCCAAACGCAAAATTGGAAATCAAAGCGGCATCTGCAAGCCAACGTCAATTACAACTAACGCATTTCAACTCTACTGACGGCTGGTACTTTACTGCTGACGATACTGGCGGTGTTCTTAAAACATCACGCCAAGGTAGTTCAGGCTTGAATGGTGAGGCAATGCGTATCGACTCCAGCGGCAACGTGCTGGTGGGGCAAACTGCTCAAACATCAACAGAAAAATTTGGTGTTACGCAATCAGATGTAGGCTCAAGCGCGGCAAGATTTTATGCCTCAAGCGCAAGTTACACAAATGATATTGTTCAAATAAGTTGCGCTCGGTCTGGGGCAACTACTGAATACAATGCTTTTTGTGTGTTTGATAATAACACCACACTTCAGATGTTGATTCGGCCTAATGGCAATTTGCTTAATTCAAATAACAGCTACGGTTCTTTGTCTGATGTCAGCCTTAAAGAAAACATTGTTGACGCTACGCCTAAACTTGATGACTTGATGCAAGTTAGGGTTCGCAATTACAACCTTAAAGACGATGTAAACAAAACCAAACAGATTGGTGTAGTCGCTCAGGAATTAGAAACAGTTTTCCCGGGAATTATTGAAACAGATGGAGAAGGAATTAAAGCCGTAAAGTACAGCGTGTTTGTTCCCATGATGTTAAAAGCTATCCAAGAACAGCAAGCCCTCATCACTTCCTTGACCGCCCGCATTGCGGCGCTTGAAGGAACACCAGCATGACCACAACAATAAACGCCAGCAATTCGGGGTCAGGCGGCTTAGTCCAAACCGCAGATGCCTCGGGAATCCTTGCCCTGCAAACGGCAGGAGTGACAGCGGTAACCATCAGTGCAGCGCAGGTTGTTACGTTTGCAAACCCACCGACTGGCGTTTTTCCTGCTGGTACTGCATTGTTGTTTCAACAGACAGCCGCACCTACAGGTTGGACAAAATCCACCACTCACAATGACAAGGCGCTGCGTGTTGTAAGCGGTTCAGCAAGTTCGGGTGGCTCGGTTGCGTTCACTACAGCGTTTGCATCTCAAGCAGTTTCAGGTTCGGTGGGTACATCGGGTGCTACTACGCTGACCACGGGACAAATCCCCAATCACTACCACCAAGTTTTTACTACTGGATTTGCTGGGACTTTAGGTATACAAGTGAAGTCTGGCTCTTCAGATGGAAATCAGTACGCATACACTGATGTGGCAGATTTACCGCAATACACAACCGCCGCAGGTTCAAATTCAGGAACATTTGCTAATAACGATAATGGCGGTGGCGGCTCTCACACTCACACTGGTGGTACGTTTACTGGTACGGCTATTAACCTAGCAGTTCAGTACGTTGATGTAATCATTGCAACTAAAAACTGATGAAAATTACACCTAAAACAAACTGCCCCCTGCACAACTTTGAGCCGTGCAAGGAGTTGGAGTGCGCGTGGTTCACCCAGATTCGTGGACACAATCCCAACACTGGAGCGGAGGTAGATGAATGGGGCTGCGCTATTTCTTGGATGCCAATACTTATGATTGAGAACAGCCAGCAACAACGCAGTACAGGCGCAGCGGTGGAGTCCTTTAGGAACGAGATGGTGAAGTCAAACGCAATGTTGCTTGGCAGTACAAACATGGAGTTGATTAAATGAAGCTGACCATCATCCCAGACGATGCTTCTGTGTACAAAGACAAAGCCTCTTGGCAAGGTGTAGACCTATCCACCGTGCCGACCAATGTCCATGCTTTGCAGTTTGATGATGCCACTAACACAGGGCACATTGAGTTCAAAGACGGCCCAAACCAAGACATCACAGAGTTACCGGACTGGGCGATAACAGCAGCTACCAACTACGATGCAGTCATAGCAGCTTACAATGCAGACCAAGCAGTTAAGTGGGCTGCGTACTTGGCAACTAGGGGCTAGTAATGACCATCACACTAGACGGCACAACGGGAATCACGACCCCTACTACCAGCACGACTGGGGAGTTTGTTACATCGGTCACAGGCTTCAAGAACCGCATAATCAACGGCGCGATGGTGATTGACCAGCGCAATGCTGGGGCGAGTGTGACGATTACTACTGCCGCAGAATTTGGTGTTGATAGATGGCGCTGTCAGGCGGGCGCTAATAGCAAAGTAAGTCTTCAGCAAAATGCTGGTTCTGTAACACCGCCTGTTGGTTTTTCATTCTATCAAGGTGCAACGTCATTAAGTGCTTATTCTGTACCCTCAAACGAATCGTTTTCAATTGCTCAATATATTGAAGGCTTTAATACTGCTGACTTGCAATGGGGTACAGCCAACGCATCTACAGTGACATTATCATTTTGGGTTCGTAGTTCTTTAACAGGTACGTTTAGCGGCGCACTAGCAAACTCTGCTGTAAACCGCAGTTACCCATTCAGTTACACAATTTCAGTAGCAAATACTTGGGAATACAAAACAATTACCATTGCTGGTGATACAAGCGGAACATGGATTGGGGCAACCAATGGGGTGGGTATTCGTATCTGGATTAACTTAGGTGCTGGTACTACGCTAAGTACAACTGCTAACGCATGGGCGGCTGGAGATTACAGAGCAACAACTGGGTCTGTCAGCGTAGTCGGCACAAACGGAGCCACGTTCTACATCACAGGCGTACAGCTAGAAAAAGGCAGCACAGCCACATCGTTTGATTACCGCGATATTGGGACTGAGTTGTTTTTGTGCCAGCGGTATTATCAAAGAAACTTTAATCCAACCTACGCTGGTATTGGAACTGCATCATCAGCGGTAGTAATCCCACGGTTTTCTGTAGTTATGAGGGCGGCTCCAACTGTATCTGCTCTTGCAACTGCCAATATTGACTTGTTTGGTGTGGGTTCCGCAAACGCTTCTTCTACGACATTTGACAGTCAAAGCACCACTGGTTTCAGAGCGTATTACGGAGGTATGAGCGGAAGCACTTTTGGTCAACCGGGCCATTTAACTAATGATGCAATTCAAGCATCTGCGGAGTTATAAGATGTATAAACTAACTAAGACAAGCAACTGTGCTGAGCGTTTGGAAGACCATGCCTTTATCCCATTTGACCCAGCCAACACCGACTACCAGCAATACCTAGCATGGCTTGCTGAAGGCAACACACCACTACCAGCGGACGAATAACATGACAACTGCATATACCTCACTCTTGGGCCTTGCCCTCCCTGTAACGGGCGAACTGTCTGGTACGTGGGGCAGCACGGTTAACACTGAAATTACCGCGTTACTGGACTCCGCCGTTGCTGGCACGACCACAATCAGCGCAGACGCAGACATTACGCTCACCGCGACTACCGGCGCTGCCAATGAGGCCCGTGAAGCAATACTTCTGTGGACAGCGGGTGGTACGGTAACCCGCAACATTACGGCCCCGGCTCAGTCCAAGGTTTACGTTGTCATCAACAAGAGTTCCAACACCCAAAGCATTGTGCTGCGCGGCGTTGGCCCCACTACTGGGGTGACCATTGCTTTGAACGAAAAAGCAGTTTGCGCTTGGAACGGCTCTGACTTTGTAAAAGTTTCCTCTACTGTAATTACTAATCTGACTGGAACCTTGCCTGTAGCCAACGGGGGTACAGGATTGACTACAACTCCCGCTAACGGGGCGCTGGACATTGGTAATGGAACAGGGTTTACTCGTACCACGCTTACCGCTGGTTCTAACATCACTATTACCAACGGCGCAGGTTCTATCAGCATTGCTGGTAACGCCGGAACGGTGACTTCAGTTGCCGCTACTGTCCCATCATTCTTGTCGGTAACAGGTAGCCCCATAACCACAAGTGGGACACTGGCAATTGCTTACTCGGGCACAGCCTTGCCTGTGGCTAACGGTGGTACAGGGGTTACCACTTCAACTGGAACAGGCAATGTAGTTCTATCTACAAGCCCGACATTGGTAACACCTATTTTGGGGACTCCAACATCAGGAAATTTAGCTAATTGCACATTTCCTACGCTAAATCAAAATACAAGTGGTACTGCTGCTGGCTTATCAGCGACTCTTGTCGTTGCTTCTGGCGGTACAGGTTCTACTACGTTAACAGCTAACAACGTCCTGCTTGGTAATGGGACATCCGCCTTGCAAGCAGTGGCTCCTAGTACTTCTGGCAATGTGCTTACAAGCGATGGAACAACTTGGACTAGTGCGGCCCCCGGTGGTATTGGTACTGGGCAAACTTGGACTGATGTCACATCAAGCCGGTCGTACGGAACAACGTACACCAACAGCACGGGCAAACCTATTTGTGTCAATATCGTATTTTGCGCCGCTGTAAATGCCGAGCTTTTTTTTGAAATTGGCGGTTCAGGTGGAACTCGTGTTGCTTTGGGCGGTTGGTATTCATTTGCGTCAGGCCAAGTTGGACAGACTTTCGTAGTCATAGTGCCAAATGGTATTTCGTACTACGTTTCGGGCAGCGGAACCCTTAATAGTGTTTCTGGTTACGGCAAATGGTATGAACTTCGTTAAAAAGGACTAGATATGCCACATTACACAAACACTGCGCAAGATGAAGTTCGTTGGTTGGATTCAGTCGATGAAGAAGCCCAGTACTTGCCGCAAGGTTTTACGCAAATTACTGACGCGGAAGCAAATACTATCCGTGTTAACTTACAAGCTGCGTATGCCAACACCTTCACTTACGCGCAAAAACGCGCAATGGAGTACCCATCTATGTTGGACTATATAGATGGTGTGGTAAAGGGTGACCAAGCGCAGATTGACAAGTACGTTGCCGACTGTCTGGCGGTCAAGGCTAAGTACCCTAAGAGCTAGCTATGCTTGACCAGCTTGTCTCTGCTGAAAACCCGTGGCCCAACACCGAGACAAAGGTGGTGTTGGTCTGCCGCATCCCTAAGAAGGGTGACAAGCCAAGCACGAACGAGTTTGTAGACAAAGACGGACGCATCTGCCGCTGGGTAGTGATGGACAAAAAATGATAGACCCATTCACCGCGTTTGCAGCCGCTCAGGCAGCGGTGAAGGGAATCCAAGCCGCCATCAAACTGGGCAAGGATGTACAAGGCATTGCGTCTGACCTGAGCAAGTTTTTTGAAGCCAAGGACATTGTTCAACAGGCGGCGAACAACCCTAAGAAGTTCAAGTCGGACACAGCGCAGGCGTTAGAGACGGTGATGCAGGCCAAACAGCTTGCGGAAGCCGAGACCGAACTCAAGAACACGCTGATATGGTCGGGCAATGCGGATGTGTGGGAAGGTGTACTGCTGGAGCGCAACAACATCATCCAGCGGCGCAAGAAGGCTGAGATGGAAGAGGCACTTGCCAAGTCCAAGAAGCGTCAGCAGATAATGGAGGCCGTGAGTATGGTCTTCTGGATTGCAGTGTTTTTGGTGGCGATTGCCCTGAGTTATTTTTTCACAACTCTATTTTTGGAGAGACGCGCATGATTCCAATCATCGGTGCATTGTTGGGTACGCTGGCTGAAAACGGGCTGACGCTGCTGTCCTCTGCTATCCAAGCAAAGGGCAAGGAAGTCGTTGAAAACACGCTCGGTATCAAGATACCCGACAACCCCACTCCTGCGGATGTTGAGCGCTTGCGCGAGTTGCAGTACCAGCATGAAGAGCGCCTGATTGAGCTGGGTATTGAGAAAGCCAAGTTGGAAATGGCTGAAATGGAACTGCTTGCAAAAGCCGCTCAGAGCGATGCCGACAACATCACAGACCGTTGGCAGGCAGATATGACATCCGACTCTTGGCTGTCAAAAAACATCCGCCCCATGAGTTTGATTGCCATCTTCGTCATGTACTCCGTGTTTGCCATGATGTCGGCCTACGGATACAACGCAAATGAGAGCTACGTGACCTTGCTGGGTAATTGGGGAATGCTGATTATGGGCGCGTACTTTGGTGGACGTACCATTGAGAAGCTGGCAGACATGAGGAGCAAGAAATGAGCATCTTCATCCCTGTCTTGTACATCTGCATGAACGGACACTGTGAGTTCTTTCAGCAGCTTGCGCACTACACCGACAGGCAGCAGTGCATGACGGTGGTGATGGTGAAAAAACAGGAATTTATCAAGATGGGCGCAACGGTAGACGCAACGTGCATTGACCTAGTTGTTCAAAAAAGGGGTTTGTATGAGTCTTAGTCGAGAACAAGCAGCTTTCCTACTGGATTTCTGCAAGCTGGTGCAGTACGCCACTGACCAAGGTTTCATGGTTACCGGCGGGGAACTTGCCCGTACTCCAGAACAGCAAGCCATTTACTTTAAGACGGGCCGGTCTAAGACCATGAACAGCATTCACCTGAAGCGATGCGCTGCCGACCTCAACTTCTTCCGTGATGGCAAAATCATATGGGACAAGGGTATTCTGGCCCCGCTAGGCGCATACTGGGAGAGCCTGCACCCCAAAAACCGCTGGGGCGGCAACTTTAAGAGCTTGGTAGACTGCCCGCACTTTGAACGCAACGTGTAAACATGTCATTACAAAAAATCCTTCTCAAGCCCGGTGTAAACAGGGAGAACACTCGTTACACCAACGAGGGGGGTTACTACGAGTCCGACAAGGTTCGGTTCCGTCAAGGTGCGCCTGAGAAGATTGGTGGGTGGCAACTCCTTTCGTCAAATACGTTTTTAGGTGTTTGCCGTTCCCTTTGGAATTGGGTGACCCTGACGGGGGCTAACTTACTAGGCGTTGGTACAAGTCTTAAGTTCTATCTTGAAGCTACAGGTGTCTACTACGACATTACCCCAATCACCACAACAAGTGCGCTTGGCGCAAACCCATTTGCTACGGTAAATACCACCACGGCAGTCACCGTAACCGACATTGGTTTTAACCCTCAAGTTGGTGATTTTGTAATTTTTTCGGGCGCTACTACCTTTAATGGTGTAACCATAAGTGGTGAGTACGAAGTAAAGACCGTACCAACCAACACAACCTACACCATCACCTCGGCTACAACGGCTACAGGCACAGGTTCGGGCGGTGGCTCAGTGGCCTTTGCGTCCTACATTCTCCACCTTGGCGCTGCCACAAACGTGTTTTTTGGCGGGTGGGGTTCTAACGTCTGGAGTTCCAGTAACTGGGGCGGAATTGGTTACGCCAGCACAGCTACCCTAGCTATTTGGTCGCAGTGGAACTTTGGCGAAGACTTGGTGTTTGGCCCTAAGCAGGGCAAGCTCTACTACTGGGACGCCAACACTGCGGTAGACCTAGCTACGCCCACTACGGTGACTATCTCTAATGCCACCCCGGCGGTGGTTACGCTGACCGCCAACACGACCACACCAATTACCAGCGGCACGGCAGTTATGTTTCAGACGACTGGGGCACTACCTCTCCCGCTTGCGCCCTACACGGTGTACTACATTACCCAAGTCACTCCTACCACCTACAAACTCTCTACTACGTACGCCAACTACTTGGCTGGTACGTTCATAGCCACAAGCACCGTAGGCTCTGGCACACATAGTTTTTCTCCTCGCGGGATTGCGGTTGCGGACCTACCCGGAGCTTCTAGCGTGCCGCTCCAGCAGAACATCATCTTGGTGTCCGATACCAGCCGGTTCACTATGTGCTTTGGGACTAACCCTTTTGGAAGCACAACCTACGACCCCATGACGGTGCGCTGGTCAGACCAAGAAAGTGTGGTTGAGTGGGCCCCTGCAATTACTAATCAAGCAGGTGAAATTAGGTTTTCTCACGGCTCTTCTATCGTATCGGCGCTACAAAGTCGCCAAGAAATTCTGGTGTTTACTGATGCTGCAATTTATTCTATGCAGTACCTCGGCCCGCCGTATGTGTGGGGCAATCAACTCTTGTCGGACAACATCTCTATTGCCAGCATGAATGCTGCGGCTTACGCCAGCGGTGTGGCTTATTGGATGGGAAAGGACAAATTCTACAGATACGATGGGCGGGTTCAAACTCTGCGTTGTGACTTGCTTCGGTATATTTACAATGACATCAACCGCGCTCAATTTGAACAAGTGTTCTCTGGCACAAACGAAGGCTTTAACGAAGTCTGGTGGTTCTATTGTTCACAGAGCAGTACGACTATTGACAGGTACGTCATCTACAACTACGGAGAAGATATTTGGTACTACGGTTCTATGGCTCGTTCTGCATGGCTGGACACTGCGTTAAGGAACTACCCAGTAGCTGCTACCTACATAAACAACCTTGTCTATCATGAGTACGGTGTTGATGACGATGCTACTGGAACGCCAGTCGCTATTGAGTCATCCATTACCTCTTCTCAGTACGACATTGGTGATGGGCACAATTTTGCGTTTGTGTACCGCATGCTCCCTGACTTAACTTTTAATGGGTCTACGTCTGGAACTACACCACAGGTGACCATGTATCTACAGGGCTTAAACAACTCAGGCTCTAGCATCACGCAGACCGGCAACGCTAACGTGGTCAACTCAGGCTCCGCCCCATCGGTCATCAACGTGGATGAATTTACCGGACAGCTTTACATCCGTATCCGTGGTCGTCAGATGCAGATGAAGATTACCTCCAACACGCTTGGTACGCAGTGGCAGCTTGGCGCTCCCCGTATTGATATCCGCCCTGATGGGCGTAGGTAGACATGGGACAAAAAAATGTAGTTGCGCCAAGAATTCCGGCAGTGCCGGGGGAGTACGACGCTGCGGCCTTCAACGGCATTTTTCGGGTTATATCGTTATACTTCAACCAACTGGACAATGCTGGCCCCATATCCATCAGCACTCAGCGCAACGGGACGGCTGTTATTGCGGCACTGAGCGCCCCGCCTACAGGTGGTACATCGGTTCCTAGCTTTCCAACGCAGGCTGATTTGGCTAATTTGCGGGTTGGGGACATCTATTACGACACAAGCGCAGGCAATGTGCTGAAGGTCAAGACGTAAAGAGGTAAATTATGGCTTTTGGTTTCAACGATTTTGCAAAGCTTTTTGATCCGGTATCTGATCTGCTGGGTACGTCTGGCAAACAAGGCATAGGCCTACTTCAACAGGACCCGGAAGACCTAGCTATGTTGGCGGCTCTTGCCGCCGGTGGGTTTTCCTTATTGCCAACACCAATCCCCCTAGAAGGAGCGGCTGCGGCGACTACGCTAGCACCAGCCGGAGAAGCTGCAACCCTTGTTACAACAACCCCTGGAATTACGGCAGCTACTACCGATGTTGCTGCTAATGAAGCCGCCCGCCTAGCCGCCGAAAAAGCCGCAGCCGAAGCTGCCGCACAAGAAGCCGCTCGTGTTGCTGCGCAAGAAGCTACTCAACAGGGAATCCTACAAGCAAAAAACGCCGCTTCATTGCCGCCCGATCCAAGTGCGTCTAATATGTTTAATTTTAAACTTGATGCAGCTGGAAACCGTGTCGGATTAGAAGGTACAGGAACAAACCCATTTCTCGGCAATCAAACTGATGCAATGAGTCGAGCCTCTGCCCAACGTGGCTTAGACCCTAATTTATCTGGTTTAGAAAATCAAATTGATTTAATAAATAAAGGGCCCGGCTATACTGATTACCTCAACGACACTAGCGCTAAATCATTGTATAAAGCCAACAGTTTTGAAGATTATCAATTAGATCAAGCTAGGCGAGCCGCAGCAGAAGGGGCTAAATTACCGTCTACTGTTGATATGTCTTTAGGGCGTCAATCTGTTCCTGATTACACGTCATTTACCGATTCTTTTCATAAAAGCAGCCTAACTCCAGATAGGTTTCAAAACCTTGAAGGTTTACGTGTGCCAGATAGTGGGCCTTATCAAATAGGAAGCGGGGATTATTTAAATAATAGCCCTCAAGTAGAAAGCGCATTTGATAAAGGAGTGCGTAAAGCTGGCGAGTACTTTGATAAAGCATCAGACTACGTAGATAAAAACCCTTATAAATCTGCTGGCCTTGCATATTACGGCGCGTACAAAACGGGAATGCTTGATCAGAAGCCGGTGGAAACCCCTGCGGATGATTACAAGAACCCGTACAACATGTCTGGGTTCCGTCGGTCTTCGCCTAGCCCATCTGCCTACCGGTACACGCCCCGCTATGCCCAAGGTGGTATTGCCAGCGTGCAGGGTTATGCAAAAGGGAAGAAGGTTGCTTCTAACGCGGCTACGGACTTCACTGACTTCTATGACCAGATGAACGCGCGTCCTTCAACAGCGGAACTTAAGCATGGTAGCCCCGGCATCTACTACGATGCAGACCCGGACACGCGGTATCTAGACCCAATGGAAGCCGCCATGGTGCGCATGTCTAAGATCAACAGCCGTGCCAACGTGCAAGCCCCAACTATGACTCCTTCTCGGCGCATGGGTGAGTTGGACTTCGAGCCCGTTGCCGCTGCACAAGGCGGGATCATGGGCTACGCAGATGGTGGTGATATTCCTACTTATTATGAAGAGCTTTATAAGTTAGGTGAGCGCGGCGGTGGCGGGCGTGATACTAAAGAAGGCCCCGATGCCAAATTCTCTCCTACAAGCGAAGGCGCTGCGGCAGTTAGTAAGTTTGGGCAAGGGATGAAAGACTACCCTGCAATTGCCCCCGGAGGTTTAGCAGCGCAAGTAATAGGCTCAATAGCTTCAGCTTACGGCGACCATATGGCTAGAAATGTTAACCCCGACTACAGCAATGAGGGTAGAAATCGCCCAGCCCCTGTCTCTGTTTCTGTTTCTACTGATAGCGGAATTAGTGGCGCAAGTGTAAGTAGCAGTGATTTTGGTGGCGGGTCTTTTGACCCTGCAGGAAGAGATTCGGATGGGACTCCTCTTGCAAAAGGCGGTGGCATCATGGGCTACAACCTCGGAGGCTATGCCGCTGGGGGAAACCCTAGGCTACTTCGTGGGCCCGGAGATGGCATGAGTGACCACATCCCTGCTACCATCAACAATCGTCAACCAGCACGCTTAGCCGACGGAGAGTACGTTATCACTGCGGATGTGGTGTCACATCTGGGCAATGGCTCAACCGAAGCGGGCGCAAGACAACTAGATGCAATGATGAAACGGATACGCAAAGGCCGGACGGGCACTCCTAAACAGGGTAAGCAAATCAACCCCCGTAAGTATTTGCCTGCATGATTGAAGTCTCAATGGTTCCTAGGGAGTACATAGATACTTGTTGGGACAAAGTTGAAGCGTATTTAGAAAAAGCGGCTCAGCATACGCATGGGCGCTTTACAGTCGATGACATCTATAATTCCATAGTTGGTTATGACCATGACCTATGGGTGGCTTATGACGGTGTTGAGATAAAAGGCGCTGTAGTCACTAATTTTGCCGTGTATCCACGCAGCAAGTACTTGACGATGCAGTTTTGTGGTGGTGTAGACCTAAAGAGTTGGAAAGACCCTATGCTGAGCTTACTGAGACGTTACGCTAAAGACACGGGATGCGACGGCATCGAGTCCACGGCACGCCGGGGCTGGGCTAAAGTCTTTCAAGACGACGGATACAAAGGCACTTGGGTTACTTTCCAATTGCCTCTCGAAGGAGTAAATCATGGGTAAAGGCGGCGGTGGACAACCCACGCATACTTCTAGTAATGTAACGAACACCAACGTACCTGAATACGCACGTCCGTATGTAGAGAACATGCTGGGGGCAACCCAACAGCAATTGTTCAAAATGGATGGGAACAACATAACTGGTTTCCAACCCTACAAAGCGTACGGTGGTACGTACGACGAAGCTGGCAATCAAACAGCCTATGACCCCAGCAAAGCCGTTGCTGGGTTTAGCCCAATGCAGCAACAAGCCCAGCAAGGTATTGCAGGCATGCAAATGCCGGGCGAATTTGGCGCGGCAGCGGGTGCTACCCAGTATGCAACACAGCAGGCTTTAGGGGCTAACTACGCCCCAAGCAACTACGGCAGTCAATTCAACCCTCAGGGTATTGGATATGGCGCACAAACAATGCAGGGCTATCAGATGGGCCCCGCCGAACGTGTACGTACACAAAGTTTTGCACAGCCCGGCGCTGCGGATGCATACATGTCTCCGTACATGCAAAACGTGGTGGACATTCAAAAACGTGAAGCACAACGCCAATCGGGTATCCAAGGTACACAGCAGCAAGCCCAAGCCACTCAAGCCGGTGCTTTTGGCGGTAGCCGGGATGCCATCATGCGCGCAGAGCGCGAGCGTAATCTTGGGCAGCAAATGGGTGACATTCAAGCGCAGGGTTCCCAAGCTGCGTTTGGTCAAGCGCAGCAGCAATTCAATGCAGAACAACAAGCACGGTTAGCGGCGCAGCAAGCTAATCAACAAGCAGGTCTTACTGTAGGCCAACAGAATCTAGGCGCTGCGCAACAGACTGGGCTGGCTAACCAAGCCGCACTAAATCAAGCAGGGCAGTTCAACGCTGGGCAGAACCTACAAGCAGCAAGCTTGGGCGCTCAGTACGGACAAGCAGCCAACCAACTTAACGAGCAGTCGCGTCAGTACGGCGCGGGCTATGGGCTGCAGAATCTACAAGCTGGTATGCAGGGTGCTAGTCAACTAGCCAATATTGGTAACCAAGCACTGCAAGCGCAGCAAGGTATCTATGGCTTGCAGAGCCAAATGGGCCAGCAGCAACAGCAGAACCAGCAGCAAATTATTAACCAAGCAATGCAGGACTACGCCAATGCACAGCAGTACCCGCTGATGCAGTTGGGCACGATGTCTAACATGCTACGTGGCCTGCCTATGCAGGCTCAGACTACCCAACAGTACCAAGCGCAGGCTAACCCCATCACGCAAGGCATTGGTGCTATTGGCTCACTAGGTTCCTTGGCGCAGATGAAAGCAAAGGGCGGTGCTGTTAAGAGCATGGCTAAGGGCGGTATTACGTCCATCCCCCGTTACGACGTGGGTGGTGAAGTTATGAGTCAGCTTGCAACCATGCCGGATGAGGCCTTAAAGAAAGAGGCCATGGAGTCCCCCAGCCCTAAAGTTCGAGAAATGGCTGTAGCAATCCTTAAACAACGCCAAGCTGGTATGGATGCAAGGCCTCAGATGTCTGCTGCGCCTGAGGGCGTAGGCCCTATGGGTGTGGACTACAACGCTGGTTACGCTGGTGGCGGCATCATTGCGTTTCAACAAGGCAGGAAAGTTGATATAGAAGAATCTGTGCGCTCGATACTACAAGCAGAGAAAGAAGCTGCGCGCAACGCAAAGCAAACGGAGATGTATGTGCTGGGGGCCAAACTAGCTGCCGACCAACGTGATGCTGACAGGCTAGAAGCTTTAGCCAAACAACCTGCCTCTAAAGGGATTCCTGCGCTTCTTGACCGGAATGCCCCTGCATATACAGGCGCTGGCGCTGCAGCGCCGGGTCAAACTCTTGTTCAGCGTCTACCTAATGAACCTTTTGAACTGTTTAGGCAGCGGGAAATTCAAGCGCAGGCCGCTGCTCAAGCACAAAAAGCTCTAGCTGCGCAAGACCAAGCTGAACGAGAGCGCCTTGCCGAACTAGCTAAACGCAGAGAAGCGGGGCAAATACCTAGAAGTTTGTATACGATACCCCACGATGTTGGTTCAGCGCGTAAGAAGACTCTGTCGCAAGAAGAGATGCAAGCGGCGGCAGCAGATACGGCAAACAGCAGCAGTGGTGTAAAACCAGCCGCCGCGTCCGGCTCCATATTAGCTGCTAAGCCACCTCCGCTGCTTGATAAAGATGCTCCAGCGTACACTGGCCCTGCAAATGAGTCTACGGATAAACGCGTCCCTGTTGTTACGCGTAAGAATACTCCTGCTGTAATTGAAGAAGCCGCCCCTGCTACTACTGTTGTAGATAGAGCTCCCCCTGCGCTTCTCGATAGAAATGCTCCGGCTTACACTGGCCCGGCTGCTGAGGCTGCGCCTACAGGGATTGCTGCTGTTGATCCGTTGGCTGATTCAAGGGCGACTCTTAAAAATCTTCAAGCCGAAGCTAACAAGACCCAAGAGCAAATCTACAAAGAGAACCTAGCGGCGTTGAAAGCGCAAGGGCTTGATACGTCCGAGGCACGCGACCAATACATGAAGGCTCAGCAAGCGCAACGCGCTGAGACTGAGAAGAGCTTCCAAAACCGTGAGTACTTGCGTCGTGCTGAGTTCTTTGCGTCTTGGGGTTCTACGCCCGGCAACA